TTTTGCAGGAAGGCTGCAGCTATCCTAGAAGCCATATACTTCTCTTTAAGGGTGTAGGTTACTTCTGCTCCGTTCTGCTCCTTAGCTAGTTTCCATTTAGTGGTATTCTTACTAGAGGTGTCTACAAAGGTAAACTGTCCGTACTTCTCAGGCTCTAGTATCTCAGTATGTACTAACTTACCGTCTCTTAAGGCTTGTGTCTCTGTCATCCCTTTTTTCTTCATATGCTGAAACCATTTCGGAGACTTAAGAAGCCACTTCATAGTAGAGTAGCTTAATACTCTGTCTAGGTTGAGGTATTTGTAATAGTATTCGTCTCCTACCATATTGTCTAGTGTCTCAGATAGGTCTACTTGCTCTTGGTTTAATAGTGTTACTTTCATAGTTTTTATTTTAAGTTTTTAAATATGTGCTTTATTACGTCTACAGTCCAACCGTTGCCTAGTAAAGTCTTGCCTTGTGATTCGCTCAAACCTTGCATATATTCGTAAGGTACTCCCTGCAAAACGCACCAATGTTTAAGGTTAGCCATATAAAAATCATTGCCCTCTAACCTAATAACAGAGCTACTCTTTGTCTGACTATTACCCTGAGCTGTTAGGTTGGGGAATGTTGACACTAAATTAGCTTTATTGTATGGGTTTATAAAATTGCTATTAATACTCATTTCTTTAACCTTGTTTAGAACAAAGGGAGTTGGCTCTACTTTATCCCAAAAAGAAAAATCTTTCATTATACCATTAACACTTGCTTTTTCGTAATTATCTATGTTTGGTATATTAGTCCAATATAGCCTAGGTCTGTTTTGACCTGTAAAGTGTTTGCTATTTATAGCTACAGGCTGAACACCCAACTCCATAGAGATAATATCCTGATATTCTTTTTTCATTACTACGTTTTCTAATAAAAAATAAGTAGGGTTAACCTCCTTTAGTAGTCTTACAAACTCATAAAACAAACCGCTTTTGCCATTTAATCCTGTTCCGTCTCCTAATGAGCTAAAGCTTTGGCAAGGACTGCCACCTATTAGTAAATCAATCTTATAGTTACCGCTATACTTTAGCTGTGTAACATCTCCCAATTGCCTTGTATTTGGGTAGTTTTTTGTTACTATCTCAATAGCTTTGCTGTCAATCTCACTAGCGAAGTAGTTGTCTACTTTTATGCCTAGTTGGTCTAAAGCTATCTGTCCGCAGCTCATACCGTCAAATAATGATAATACATTCATAGTTGTTTTTTTTATAGGTTATTTTCTAGTTGTGCAATAAATTCTTGTTCTGTCATCTCCATTCCTTTGAATAGGTCTGCTTTCATATCTAATATATCTGCGTCTTGGTCTATTCTGTTGAATACGTTTATTAATTGTGTCATCTTAGTTTTTGTTTAGGTAAATTGATAAATTAGTTTCTGCCTGTTCTAATACGTTACAAGCTTCTAGGCTTAAGCTGTCGTTTTCTTCTGTTTGGTCATCGTAGTATTTAGCTGATAGTATCCTAGCTTCTACCTGAGCGATGTTTCTTAATAGTTGTAATGTGATTAATTTGTTCATAGTTATATGGATTTAATTATTAATGTTTTTGTAAAGATACAAAGGTTATTTAGTTAAACCTGAGCTTTTTTAATCTTTTTTTAAATTATTTTCTTATTGACTGATTACTAGACCCTTGCGTAGTTAAATATTTTACTGTCTGTAGATAGACCACCCTCTTCGTGCATAGCTAGCCTCTTAAATTCCTTCTTAGCTTTAGCGTCTGCTTCTCTTTGTGCTTCGTCCCTTCTTAGTATAGCCTTTTCTATATTCACAAAAGACTTTAATTGGTTATCTATAAAGTATTGTATTTTATCTTCAGGCAATCCCTCTAGTAATTCATTAATAGTGTCATCTGAAGTTAATCTAGATAGTTTAGCTCTTAGTTCTGCGTTCTGCTTTATTAGGTTAGCGTTACGCATCTCGTAAGCTTCTAGGAGCGTCTCTGTGGCGTTTTCACATTCTTTTATATCTAAGTTACCTAAGATGTCTTTTACTGCGTTATATTTAGTCCTAAAGGCTGAATCATATTGTACGTCCTGCTCGAACTTTTTTAGAGAGTGCATTACTGTAGCGTGGTTTCTGTTTAAAAACCTACCTATAGCTTGAAGTGTTTGTTTATTGTCTCTAGATAATTTATAAAATATCATCCTAGCCTGTACATATTCTACCTGCCTTGTTCTTAATACTACGTCACAGCTAGTTACTGCTTCTACAGCTTCTCTAATCACCTGCAGCATCTTTGTATCTGTCTTTTGTTTTGTCTTCATATTACTGTAAGTCTTCTTTTGTTGGTGTTGTGAAATATACATCTGCGTCTTCAGGGTAATCCCTTAATATAGCCTGACAGGCTTTATCCTGAGATAGGTCTGAGACCATTGTGTTAATTAAGTATCTGTTATTATTTACTACTAGTACTGTATACATATCTATTTGTTTTTAGTGTTTATATTTTAAAATGCTAAATTGTTTATCTCTTGCTGCGTTAAATTATCCCAATTTCTAACAAATATACTCACTGCCTCTTGGTATGTGTCAGAGTAAAAGTCGTCTCCCTCTCTAGGGTCAAAGGTTGCCCAAACAGCCTTGTCTTGTCTTACTCCGTCAACGTAAAATGTCTTAACCACGTTTTTGTTTATGTATTCTTGTATTTGGTATTGCTTAGTCATATCTATTTGTTTTTGATTATGGTACAAAGATACAAACCTTTTTGAGTTAAAAAAAACTTTTTTGCAATTATTTTCAAAAAAAAAAGCACCTACGTCAGTAAGTGCCTTAATTTCAGGGTTTTAATTAATAATCTAATGAGCAATCATATTCAATACATACCCACTCTGTAGAGCCGTCACTATAAGTATAGGTGTAACAATCTTCACAAGGGGTGGGCTCACAAGATGTCATAAAATTGATACCTAAAGCTATTATGCATATAACTACTAGTCTTAGTATTACTGACCAAGCTCTCTCTTCTTTATTTATTTGATTCATATTATTTAGTTTTAAGGTTTATATATCCTGTCCTTCAAGATACTTCTGTAATGCAGCTAGGGCTCTCCAAGCTACTTTTGTTAAATGTAACATACCATCTGTGTCTATAGGGTTTACACTGTGGTCTATAAGATGCCTTGTTAGGGCGTCTAGTTCGTCTTTAGACTTTGACCTATCCCAATGTAAGGGTGTGTTAGGATGGTGTTGGTCGTTTCCTGCTTGTGAGCACTTAGATACTTCTTTGAGTGCGTTAGGGAAGTACTTTAATACTCCACTAAATACAGGTGTTGCTTTGCGTTCTTTTGCTGTGTCTTGGTTACTGAAAGGCGGATTGTCTGCCATCTCAGTAATATCACTTGATACACTTTGGTAAAACCTCGAGCAGCTCCCGAGGTTATCACCGTTACACGTGCAATTCAAACACTGCATTACAATACCATTAATTCGTTAATAGCTGTTTTACCTCCTAAGACTACAGCGCAACCAATAGCAGGCTTCTTACCGACCTTCATATAAGCCATAGCGTAACTCTTAGCATCAATACCGCAACCAACTTGGCAACCAAATACTCTAGAGTTAGCTCCTACAAAATACTCAGTGTAAGCCTGTGTATGTAAGTGACCTTGAACTGTGCTACGCATATCTGCTCTAGCTTTTGTCTTTGCCGTTCCTGCTTCACCGTGGATATACAAAACGTCATCAATCTCTAGGGACGTTACAAATTTCCAATTAGGTGTATTGAGTACTTCTGAGTACTCTTTTATCCACTGCTTTGGTACACCTCCTGATTGTGCCTTACGTATAATAATCCTATCGTGGTTTCCTACAGTAACGTGAGCGTCAGGGAATCTGTGATACCATCTCTCTAGTCTCTTAACAGCTAGCTCTAGCTCCTGACCTCCACCCATACCATTCGCGTCTGTCTCGTGGTAGGATGAATAGTGATTATCTATTACGTCTCCAATGAAAACAACTTGGTTACAGTTGTATCTCTCATATACTTCTACGCAATGGTCAAAGTAGCTGTCTAGGTCAAAGGGACTATGTAAGTCTCCTACTACTAATACTCTAGATTCTTTGTTATTAAAGAAGTTGAAGTTTGCTAATTTAGCTCCTTGTAGTCTTGGTCTAACGTCTGCTTTTTTATTTTTATTTGCCATAATTTATCTTGGGTTTTTTAGATTTTTCTATTTCTTTTGCTTCAATGATGTTTGCCACGTGGAGCAGCTCAGAGGCTAACCTCTTATACTGCTCGGGCTCTTCTTCGTCTTTGCCTACGCTATGCAACCATTGTAGCTTGGTAGCTAGTTGGTCAGCTAAATTAGTCAGCGTAGCTATATTCATTTTTCTTAGCTTATTGCTCGTTAGCTCTGTCATAGATTTTGTTTAGTTCGTTAATCATTCCTAGAATACAAGGGCTACAGTTAGACACTTTGCGTTTAGACTTAAAGACGTGGTTATAAATCTCTACAAGTCTCTTTTGCTGTTTTGAGCTCACGCTACTAGGTCTCTTTGGCTCAAAGAACGCTTTTAGGTAGTCAAATTGGTCTGTAAGTAAGTCGTTTAACTTTCTATTAGGGAACAAATCGTTTAACTTCTCAGCTCGTGCACTACAGCCGCAGTCATCGACTAATGCCTCTACTACTGACTTAATACCTGTAACCTCTGTAAAAGTCGTTACAATGTCTCCTAGTCCTTCTTTACCTGCTTCTCCTAGAATGTCTAAGACTACAGCTTTTTTAATTCTAAGCTTCTGAGCTATCTTACCTGCCTTGAAACCTTCTGAATGTAATTCAAATACTTTATTGTTAATCTCCATTTTTAAAGGGTTTAATTATTAATATTGCGAATATATGTAAAACAATTAACATACACAAGCTTTTTGTTACTTATTTTTATATTAGGTCATAATCTCCATTTACAAAGTCTTGGTAGTCTTCATATAGCTTCTCGGCTATAATCATTTTAGACCTCTTAATACTTAGGTAAATAGTTCTAATTCCTATTTTACTCTCTTCTGCTATAGTCCTAAAACTTTTACCACTTGTTAGGTAAGTCTTGAATAGTTCGTAATCAAACCACTTTGCTTCCTCTTTTAATATTTGGTACATTTTAGTTTCTAGTGCTTCTACTCCTAATTTCTCTTGGTCTAGTCCTGTGTCAACGAAGTTGTACGTCTCTTCGAAATCGTATTGGCTACCTAGGTAATTGTATTTTAGATTGCTTTTTTTCTTAATAGCGTTTACTATTATAGAGCGTAAGCAAAAGAACATATATCCTTTAGATACTTTACCTTTAGCGGTTACTACTTTGTCAAAGAGGTCATCGTATCTCGCAAGCCTTAAGTAGGCTTCTTGTACGAAATCTTCAGCGTAATTAAATACTTCATTGTTATTACCTGCTATTGCCTTTGCCATTTTGATATATTCAGCGTGGTGTACGGCTAGCATTTCTAGAGCTTGGTTTTTGTTATTCATATTAAAAAGCTAGTTTAGGGTTCATATTAGGTACTTTCATTGTGGCTACTTTGCTGTGGTCTATAACATCTTTACCTGCTACTGTAAAGGCTACGTTACCTGCCTGCATTCGTAAGCTTATAGGTGTATCCATACCCGTTGGTCGTCCACCCGTCTCAGTCTCTTTTACCTTTACTACGTGAATATCTGAAACCATCCACCTAGTAGGGTGTTGAGTGTATCTGTGAATACTTATAACGTCATCTGCTCTGTTACCCCACTTACCACCGCCTTCAGTATCCGCCATTCCGCAAGGTTGTGGCAATCCTTCGAACTCGTGCCCGCTAGGGTGTTTACGTCTTAGAGCTTCTGTTACTGCGTGAGCATTAAGCCAAAGTGTTACATTGTTTTCTTTACAGAACAAACGCATCTCTGAGGCTATTTGGTAATCATATTCGTGACCACCTACTGAGCGTAACAATGCAGGGTCTTTTATTAGAGAGTTATAAGGGTCTACTAATAAACCGTCGTAATGCCAAACATCGAGTATTTGCTTTGCCTCTGTCATCAGAGTACGTGCGCTATATAGTTTGTCGACTGCCATTATCTTAAAGTGGTCATTTATCCACTCCATCTCTGTCTCTATTTGTGCGTCAGGTATTTTCTGTATTGGTGTACCTGTCTTAAATTCTAGTATTTTTCTAGCTATGCTGTAATCACTATTCTCTGAGCTAAATATAAGCCACTTTAAGTCGTGTTTAAGAGCGTAAGCTACCATTAAATATAAGACTACCGTTGTTTTACCTGTGTTTGCGTGACCTACGCAAATATTAAAAGCACCTTTTTTGTATCTTAGAAATTCGTCAACCTCTTCAATGCCAAGACCTTTACCCTGCTCAATCCTATCATACTTCACGTCGTAAAGCTTCTCTTTAATCTTAGAAATATCTGTTATCATAGTTGTTATTAGGTGTTAATGTTAATTAAAAAGGGGCACTTCTTTTAGCACCCCTTATGTTATCTCTCAGTATTTAGAACGGTAAATCAGGTGTCTCTCTACCTGCAGTTGATTGCTCACTTGCTTGTGTTTGACGCTCTACTCTGTCGGCTGCTTGAATATTTCCATCCGTCCAAACCACCTTACCATTACCGATATAGGCTTTAGCTTCTTTAGCTTCTCTTTGCTCTTTAGTCTGCTCCATAGCAGCTGAGGCGTTTTGCCCGTAAGCGTTGGTCTCGTCATTTACAAAGATAGTGACGTTAGCCCATCCTTGCTCGTTGAAAGTAATTTTTTCTTTGTTGATTCCTACTGATATAATACTACTCATAATTTTTGTGCCTCTCTTAAAGGCTTTTATTTTTGGGTTTAATTGTGGCAATATCGCCTGTGCAAACATACGAATTTTATTTAATATATGCAAGCTTTTTGTTACTTATTTTTAGTTATATTTATTAATGATTCCTTCACTTTGTCACTTAACGTGTACTTAGCCTCTATTTGTGCTAGTGTAACTTTGCCGTCTTTTACAGCTTGTAACGCTTTTAGATAACTCTCACTAGTCATTGCTAGGCTAGGCTTTGCTACAGCCTTTGCAGGTGCTTTACCGTGCGTGTTGGTTGCGTCTGCGTCTTTAGTGTCATCTAATAAGAATAAACCTCCTAGAGCGTATTTACGTGCGTAAGAACTAGACGCCCCTGAAGCCTGTGCTTTGTCCATACCTTTACGGTTTAAATCTAGACCTGCCTGAGCCTTTACATTAAAGCTTTTTTCTCCGTCTGTAATAGTTGCCGTAGATTCTACAAAGAGAGCACCACCCACCTCTATTACTTCGTCAGATATACTGAGAAATAAACCGTACTTAAAGCATATCGGTTTAGCAGCTTCGAAAATATCTTCTGAGTTTCTGTAGCTATACTTACCGAAAGAGTTATATTGGCTCTTAGGTGCTTTTAGCTCGTTTTGTACTTTTACTAATTGTTCAATCATATTTATTATATTAAGGTTTAATTATTTATGCAAATATACGTAAAATTTATATACTATGCAAGTTTTTATCGTGTTAATTTTCTTTTTAATATATACAGGTGTATTCATTTAATTTAAGCCCTTCATAAACCACACCCGTTACTCTGTAATAGTTTCCTTCATCTAACTGAACTTCAAACACGTTAGGCCTTGGTTGGTCTAAGTCTGTTACTATGCCACAAAAGTCTTCTTTTGAACAGCTCATTAATGTTAATACGGCTGCTAATGTAATTAATACTTTTTTCATAATTTTTAATTTTAAGGGTTTAAT